TACCCCTCCGGAGCCAAAAGCCAGAAAGGCTACTAAGACCAGACCTACAGAAGATATACCACCAGATAAATCTGATTCTGATATATTAAGCATCGCTAGCAATTTAATTAAGCCGGTTGAAATATATGGCACAGATATAAGCGATCCACGTAATAAGAAATTTCTAAGACCTTATACAGATGATGTTGGTGTATATACTATTGGTATTGGTCATAAAATAGGTAACGGTTCAAAGACTGCAAAAAAGAAATGGATAAGCAAGTATGGTAATTCTATTTCTCCGCAATTTGCAGAAAAGCTCTTTAACAATAAATTAGACTTTCATTTGAACCGGGTAAAGGATATTTTTGGATTAACTTTAAATAATTTATCTGATCAGCAAGCAGCTGTATTATTAGACATTAGTTATAGAGGTGATCTCTTACCGGGCATGGATTGGGTAGGGTTATTACAAAAGGGGGAGAATGTAAAAGCTGCAAAAAAATATCTAGACCATAAAGAATATAAAAAACGGAAAAAGAGAGGGAGAGACGGGGTAGTAAAAAGGATGGAACGTAATGCTGGTATACTTGCTAGCACAACTTAAATAATAATATGGCCGTTACAAAAACATTAATTAAAGCTGTACCGCTTGTACCTTCAGGTGATTTACGGCGCCAAGTTCATACATGGGAATTAACAATGTCTTTCCAAAGCGGAGTGTCCGGGGATGCAGATTATTTATATAAAGAATATACAGGTCATTGCCCTAATGGTGTTATTATAGAGAGGTTAGGGTCTTCCAAACCTGCGGCAGATTTTACTAGAGTCGAGCTAGAGACTTTATGTAATGTGGATGAATGGACGACGGCGTTTTTATCTCTCTCAGTTGCTGCTGATACTCCTGAAGCTGATACTTCCTATACTATTCCTTCTTAATTTAAGAAAGTCTTAAAAATAAAAATTAAGGTATTGCAATTGAATTTTACGTCTTTATAATAAATAATATGTATATGAAAAAAGTAACTACATTACTTGCAGCGCTAGTATTAGCTAGTTCTGCACCTGTTGGGTTAGCTGCAACTACTGCAGTTGGCGGAGTCGAAGTAACTGATATTAGATCTAGTGTCCTCGTTGATAGCGATGACACCACTCTGTCTATTAGCGGTACTTCTCCTATTAGCCTGTTTGGTCACGACCTTGCAGCTGAAGTTGGACTTGGCATTGGCGGCGATGACGTCGTTAGTGACTTCAATCTTATCTACGATGTGCGTACCTTTGGTGCCACAACTGTATATGGTATCGGTGGTCTTGGTCTTAATTATGCAGATAAGGAAGATCTTGAAGTTGATATTAGAGCCGGTGTTGGTGTAAGCCATGCATTACAAGGCGGAAAGTCAGTCTTTGCAGATTGGACTTGGGGTCGTAATCTCACAACTAAAGAAGACGACACGCAGGTTCGTGTTGGTATTTCTTTTAAGTTCTAATTACTAACAGAAAGTAAATAATAAAATCACGGCGCCCTTGGAAACAAGGGCGCTTTTTTATGGACTTTATAACACCACCAGATGATAACAATCATGTATGGCATATACAGAAGTGTGACGATACTCATGTACGCATGGTATTAGAATCAACCGGGGACCATACTTGGATAGATATAGAATACCTTGTTAAATACCCATGGTATTCATCCTTGGTAGAGTGGTTAACCGGTAGGTGAGAGATACTGTTGTTCTCCTGGGAGATTCAACGGAGACACTGTTGCCCCGTTAAAGTACGTATATATAGTATATACCACTATTCTAGCCATATGTCTCTCTAATAGTATTATCATCAGAGAGAACTACAATTTTATTGGCCGGGTCCCAATATGAACTTGCTGGTATCCCGTTAGTAGAAAGATCTTTTATTTTATCTTGAGCTTCTAAAAATTTACGACCAGCGCTTTTAGCCCACATTTTAAGATCTTGTGGAAATATTAGCTCTAAATCACTCACAACATTCACCTTCGTCACAAGGACAAGATTCTTCCTCTTCTTCCGCTTCTGTCTCTTTCTTACCAAAGACAGCTTCCCACCGTCTAGTATATTCCTCATAGGATATAGAACGTTCCCTCTCTTTACTACCTTTGCCCATTACTTACCACTGGGTGTAAAATAGAGCTGACGCTCCAATTTTCGAAATCTAATATCAGAGTGCCACACTTCATCTGTTTGAGGAGTATATATCCCCTGTTTACTTTGAATCGGAATCCCCTTCTGGAGATTCAGAATAGGCGGCTGAAAGATGTTTAAGGTGCCGCTGTTCGTCGAGGAACTCGTTACGCAAGAGGTCAGCCCTGTTGTTAGAATCAGTAGTACCAGTAGAGCGTAATGTTTCAATTTCATTGAATAGGTCTTTTTGTTTTTTACGAGAATCAGTGACTATTTTATAAAAGAATGTCTTGTTCTTTAACTCCAAATAAGCAGCTAAAGAACGTAAGACATTCTTTATAATACCAAATAGGCTCATTCAAATTTTCCGTCAACTCTAATCCTTGGCTTTACCAACGTTAAGAGCGAGGAATTCAACGACTGCATATACCTTTGACACCCACGTTCCCTTTACAGGTGTTGGAGTCGCGGCACAAAATGCTGCAGCACCAGCAATTACTGCTGCTACTACACCGAACCATGGTTTATCACTAAAGAAGTTAAGTATTGTATCCATGTAAGTATTTATTGCAATAGATTTGACTATCCACTTACTCCATTAAATATTTTAATGGCATTAAGAGAACTAACAAAGAAGATCCAAGAGGCTGTAGGTGCCGATTCTGATGGAATTTACGGTAAAAATACCGCATTAAAAATTATAACTAAGTTAAGCTTATCTAAAGAAGAGCTAACAAAAATAATTCAGGAAAATATAGATGCGCTTCCAGATGGAGATTACGGGCCTAATACAGCAAAAAAAATACTTGCTGCTTTAGGTTTAGAAAAAGAAGAACCGGTTAGTGTCGCTTCAGGTGCTGTTGATGGATCTTATCCAGAGGTTAGTAAGCCCTCTCCAAACATTTCTTCATCTAGAATTAGTCCAGAAGGGGTTGTGTTACACCACTCAAGTGGGTCGTACAATGGGTCTGTTAGTTGGATTTGTCAATCCAAATCACAGGTATCATATCATTGTATAATTGATACTAATGGAGAGAGAACCATTTTTGCAGATGATAATCGTAGATGTTGGCATGCTGGTAAATCCAATTTTAACGGGAGGACTAACTGTAATGGTTTTTTGTTAGGGTTATCTTTTAGTGGTGATACTAATGAACGAGAGTTAACTGATAATGAAATTGCGTCTGCTATTGAATGGTTGGTGCCTAGATTTGAAAAATGGGGTTGGCCTAAAGACCTTTCAACTATTACCACACATAGAGAAGTATCTCCTGGTAGAAAAAATGATGTGGATATTAGAGCAGAAAAAAAAATAAAGAGTGAATTAGTGATCGCTCTTAATAAATAATTATATGATTAAGAGACTGACGGAAAATAGTGTTAAGGTATGCTGTGGTAACACCGGTTGTCCTGTCGTTGAAAAAATCGATGAGGATCATTACAAAGTTACCGATGATGAAGGTAACGCAATAGTGGTTAAAAAGGAAGAGCTTAAGTTAATGGGTGATGCTGTTACTACTATTAATAGTGACGAAAAGTTGATCTGTGGCTGATTTAATATTTTACACCTTAACTTCTTATGGGCTCTGTTATATTTTAATGGAGGCTAAAATCCTTAACTTTATAAGATATAAAGTTACTAAGGTTAAGTTTTTAAAACAAATACTGAATTGCTCCCTTTGTACAGGTTTCTGGACCGGGTTATTAATTGGTATATATGTACCGACTTACAATAATATACTTTTCGCTTTATATAGTAGCGCCACTTGCTACCTTATATATCTAGTAAACTATATACTACTTAACAAGGTGTATCCTATTGAGAGAGATCACTAATATACTCTTTTAATCTAGACAATTGTAAAACAGCATATTCTTTCGCTTCATCATTAGATTCTTCTATAAGTTCATCTATTTTTCTTATAACATCTAAGTTAGATATTTCCTTTTCTGGAATCTCTTCATCAATAATCTGTACAGTATTAGCGCTAACTTGATTTTTTCTAAACTGTGAATAACCTGAAGACTCCGGAGAGCCTGGTATAGGTCTAGAATACGGCCCATCGTCCTGTTTTGCAGGGTAATAATTACCTGGTTTTATAGGATCATGTGGTCCCGGGTAACCCTCATAAATGCGTTGTATCTCTGTGTAGTCATTCACATATATATTTATTACTATCGATTGAAAAATGAAAGGCTAATGTTATAATTATTATATGGAAAAGGATTATATACCCTTTGATGTCATTAATCTTGTTACGCGTACTATAGCAGAAAAACTTAAAGATACAGACATTACTCATGTTATAGGTCTTGCAAGAGGTGGGTTAGTTCCTGCTACTATAATGAGTTATATGTTAGATAAACCGTTATTAACATATGGTATAAGCTCATATAAAGGAACTAAAAAAACAGGAAAATTTCACACTAGTCAACCTTTAAATACAGCAGCACTTAAGGAACATAACGCACATGTCTTAATAGTAGATGATATTTGCGACACTGGAGGTACAATGAGATATATTACAACGAACTTAGCATTGGGTGGTATCAATTTTAAAACTGCATGCATCTTTACAAAAGAAAAACATAAAGAATGGTTAGATCATTACGGGCTTATAGCCCCAGATAATAAATGGATTGTTTTTCCTTGGGAATAGTATACAATATAATAATGGCTAGTAGGAAGATTACATGCTTGATTACCGTTAAGAGTTATACTTACGGTAAAGACTATTACTAGAAAAAAACAAAAGATTATATTGATGAAGATAGTCTCAAAAAATATTTTATAACACAAAAAGCTAAAAACTATTTAAATAAAGGATACTCAATTCAAGAGATAAGAAATATATTAAGTGTTGATGAAGATGGGTTACCAGATGCTGATTCTCAAGAGGTTGCAGAACTGATTGAATTTCATAAGATTCAAGCTTCACAAACTGCAAAAAAAATATCAAATACTTTAAACTTTGCTACACATAAATCCGATCCAGAGGTAGCCTATTTTATAAATAATATAAGAGATTATGAACAACACTAGACAATTTATCGCACAGCAAGGCTCGAATTCTACAGTTAAGGTATTCGAAGCTAGTACAGGACAATTATATAGAGTAATAACAGTTGGTGGTAATATTGTTTCTCAACCGTATGTAGCAGGACATATTTTAACTGTTACTACAGAAACAGCTGGTAGGAAACAAGTAAAGACGTTTTCATTACCTCATGGGAGTTTAAAAACCACCATACCTGTTTAAACCTTATAATAATATAATAAGGATGGATGACGGGAGCACTATATTCACAGAGCAGGTATCTAGAAAGCCTAACAAGTACCCATGGACAGATCAGTTCATGGAAGCGATGCATAATGGGTTTTGGACTGATAAAGAATTTTCTTTTAAATCAGATATTCAACAATTTAAAGTTGAGCTAACAGACCAGGAAAGAGAAATTATTGTACGAACTCTTTCTGCTATTGGTCAGATTGAAGTAGCTGTAAAAACGTTTTGGGCAAAGTTAGGAGACAATTTACCACACCCGTCATTAGCTGATTTAGGATATGTTATGGCTAATACAGAGGTTATTCATAATAATGCTTATGAAAGGCTTCTTGATATTCTTGGATTAGAAGAGGTCTTTGAAGAAAATCTTAAGCTTGAATGGATACAAGGTAGAGTAAATTATTTACGTAAGTATACACACAAGTTTTATAAGAACAGCCAAAAGCAATATTTATACGCTCTTATTTTGTTTACTCTCTTTGTTGAGAATGTTTCTTTATTTTCGCAATTTTATATTATTAACTGGTTTGCTAGAAATAAAAATGTTCTTAAAGATACAGACCAACAGGTAAAGTATACTAGAAATGAAGAAAATATTCACGCTCTTGTTGGTATCAAAATTATTAATACTATAAGAGAAGAAATGCCTGAGCTTTTTGATAAAGAACTAGAAGAGAGAATTTTACACGAAGCTGGGGAAGCATTAATTGCAGAGAGTAAAATTGTTGATTGGATGGTTAATGGGTATGAAGTAGAAGGATTAAATGCAGAGGTGTTAAAAGGGTTTGTAAAAAATAGAATTATTAGTTCTTTAGAACAAATAGGTTTTAAGGCACCTTTTGAAGTTGATAATGATGCTTTAGATAGTACAATGTGGTTTGAAGAGGAGTTACTTGGCAATAATATGGCAGACTTCTTTCATACAAGACCTACAGAATACTCTAAGAAAAATCAATCATTTTC